TATTAGACGAGTTAGTTAGTTTTGATAAATTAGTACAAACACATCCAGCAAAACAATTTGCATATAAAAGATTAATACCAAAAGAACATTGGGATAAGTTTTATTTTTGTCCTAAATTTTATGACTGGACTAATAGTATTGTACCGAATAAGTTTCCTAGTTTAAGAGACGACCATCCTAGAGTTGTAATACCTTTCTTTGATAGAGAAGGTAACTTTTTTGCTTTTCAAGGTCGTGCTTTTGGTAAAGAACAACCTAAGTATATTACAATTAAGTTTGACGATACAAAACAAAAGATTTATGGTTTAGATAGATTAGATTTAAATAAACCTGTGATGATAACTGAAGGACCTATTGATAGTTTATTTTTGAGTAATGCTGTCGCACTTGCAGGTGCTGACGCTAATATAAAAATCAACCCTTTACAATGCACAATGGTCTTTGATAACGAACCACGCAATCAAGAAATAGTCAACCGTATGATAAAAGCTGTTGATAAAAAATTTAATTTGGTTGTATGGCCAAAGACATTGAAATACAAAGATTTAAATGACATGATAATAGCAGGAAAGACTTCAGCAGAGGTACAAACTATTATAAGTAATAACACATACAGCGGACTTACAGCACTTCAACATATCAACAACTGGAAAAGGATTTAATACATGACCTCTAACGAACAAATTAATGTAAACAAGAGAAACGGTAGGGGCAAGGAGTCCTTAGATATTGATAAGATACACTCAATGGTTGGTTATGCAACAGAGGGTATTGCGGCTGTTAGTGCTTCTCATGTTGAAATGAATAGTGGTTTACAATTCTTTGATGGTATATCAACAGATGATATACAACAAATATTAATTAAGTCAGCAAATGATTTAATTAGTTTAGAGAGTCCTAATTATCAGTTTGTTGCCGCTAGATTATTATTATTTTCACTTCGTAAAAAATTAAATCGCAGACTATGGGAACACCCAAAATTTATAGACCACATTAAAAAACTCATTGATTCAGGATTGTATGACAAAGGTATATTAGAAAATTATACTGAAGCAGAGATTGATAGAATGGGTATGTGGGTTGACCATGAAAGAGATTACAGTTTTACTTATGCAGGATTAAGACAAGTCATGGACAAATATCTTGTACAAGATAGAAGTTCAGGTGAAATATTTGAAACACCACAGTTTATGTATATGATGATATCTGCTACATTATTTGCAAAGTACCCAACAGAAAGTAGGTTACAATATGTCAAAAAATACTATGACGCAATCAGTAGATTTAAAATTAATATTCCCACGCCTGTTATGGCTGGTGTTCGTACTCCTCTTAGGCAGTTTGCGAGTTGTGTACTGGTTGACAGCGATGACACTCTTCCTAGTATCTTTAGTTCCGATATGGCTATTGGTCGTTATGTTGCCCAGAGAGCAGGGATCGGAATCAATGCAGGAAGAATTAGGGGAATCAATTCAAAAATTCGTGGAGGTGAGATACAACATACTGGTGTCATTCCTTTCCTTAAAAAATTTGAAGCAACGGTTAGGTGTTGCACACAAAACGGAGTTAGAGGAGGTTCAGCAACAGTCCACTTCCCAATCTGGCACCAAGAAATAGAAGATATATTAGTTTTAAAAAACAATAAAGGTAGTGAAGATAATAGAGTTAGAAAACTAGATTATTCTATACAAATATCTAAATTATTTTATGAAAGATTTATTAAAGATGAAGATATAACTTTATTTTCACCACATGAAACGCCTGGGTTATATGAAGCATTTGGTATGCCAGAGTTTGATGAAATGTATGAGAAGTATGAAAGAAAAACATCTATTACTAAAAAGAAAATAAGAGCACAAACTTTGTTTATGGACTTATTAAAAGAAAGAGCAGAAACAGGTCGTATCTATATTATGAATATAGACCATTGTAATACTCATTCATCTTTTAAAGATAAAGTCTATATGTCTAATCTATGTCAAGAGATTACATTACCTACTAAACCTATAAATCACATTGATGATGATGAAGGTGAAATTGCTTTATGTATTTTATCTGCTATTAATTTAGGTCTTATAAAAGAAAAAGAAGAACTAGAGGACTTATGTGATTTGTCTGTAAGAGCATTAGAAGAAATAATAGACTATCAAGAATATCCAGTAGAAGCTGCAAAGAAATCTACACTTGCAAGAAGAAGTTTAGGTATTGGTTATATAGGTCTTGCTCATTTTCTTGCCAAGAATAAAGTTAAGTATGATGACAAACAAGCATGGAAACTAGTTGATGAGATTACAGAGGCATTTCAATACTATCTATTGAAGGCAAGTAATACTTTGGCTAAAGAAAGAGGTGCTTGTGAATATTTTAATAGAACTAAATATAGTGATGGCATTCTGCCAATAGATTCATATAAGAAAGATGTTGACGATTTAGTCAAAAGAAAGTTAAGTTATGATTGGACTACTCTACGAAATGATATCAAGGAAAGTGGATTACGACATAGTACCCTTTCCGCTCAGATGCCGTCTGAAAGTAGCTCAGTTGTTTCGAATGCTACGAACGGTGTTGAACCGCCTCGTGATTTTCTTTCGATTAAAAAAAGTAAAAAAGGAACACTCAAACAAATAGTTCCTGAATACAATAGACTAAAAAATTTCTACACATTGTTATGGGATATGAAAAGTAACGAAGGTTACATTAATACAATTTCTATTATGCAAAAATATTTTGACCAGGCGATAAGTGGGAACTGGAGTTACAATCCAGAAAATTATACTGACGGCGAGGTGCCGACTTCAGTAATGGCAAATGACTTGTTAACCACATACAAGTTAGGTTGGAAAACATCTTATTATCAAAACACATATGACGCAAAAGCAGACTTAGATGAACCATCACATCCAGTTGGTTGGCATGATGATGTAAAAGAAGATATTAAACCTAGAGAGGAATTTAAAACAGATGAAGATTATCAAGAATATTGTGAGGCGTGTGCGATATAATGTCTAAAACATTCAATACAAAAAAAGTAGATTGGTTAAAACAACCCATGTTTTTCGGAGAAGAACCTAACACACAAAGATTTGACCAACAGAAATATCCTGTTTTTGAAAAGTTAAATCAACAACAGTTAGGTTTCTTTTGGCGACCAGAAGAAGTATCTTTACAAAAAGATAGAAACGATTTTCAACAATTATCAGATGAACAAAAACATATCTTTACATCTAATCTAAAGTATCAAACACTATTAGATAGTGTACAAGGTCGTGGCCCATGTTTAGCATTTTTACCTTTTTGTTCTTTACCTGAATTAGAATCTATGTTAGTTGCATGGGACTTTAGTGAGACAATACATAGTCGTTCATACACTTACATAATGAAAAACATTTATCCTGATCCTACTGCTGTCTTAGATACTATTATTGAAACACCAGAGATTATGGATAGGGCAAAAACTGTAACTGAAGCATATGATAAGTTTATAACTTATGCTCATCAATATCATTTATTTGGTAAAGGCGACCATTATGAACTAAAGAAATTGTTATATCTAACACTAGTAAATGTGAATATACTAGAGGGTATTAGATTTTATGTCTCATTTGCTTGTTCGTTTGCATTTGGTGAATTAAAACTTATGGAAGGTTCTGCTAAGATTATATCATTAATTGCTAGAGACGAAAACTTACACCTTGCAGTATCACAAAACATCATAAATAACTATCGTAAAAAAGAAAATGATAAAGAAATGCTTAAAATTATGAAAGAATGTGAACAGCAAGTTTACGATATGTATGATACAGCTGTTCAACAAGAAAAAGATTGGGCAAAGTATTTGTTTAATCAAGGCTCTATGATTGGTCTAAATGATACACTACTAAATCAGTATGTAGAATTTATGGCAAATAAAAGAATGGGAGCAATAGGTCTAAATAAAGTTTATGACCAACCAACTAATAATAACCCTTTACCATGGACTCAACATTGGTTGAATAGTAGAGGACTTCAAAACGCACCACAAGAAACCGAGATAGAAAGCTATATCGTTGGTGGTATAAAACAAGATGTCGAAAAGGAGACATTCAAAGGATTTAAACTATGATAAAAAACCCTAATATGAAAACGGTATGTGATAACTGTGGCGCTACATACATAGTAAAACATGATTTGCCAGATGATTATATAGAACAATTTTGTCCATTTTGTGGTGAAGAACACGAAGAAGTTGAAGAAACGGTGACGG